TTGCATCCAGTTCAGTCCATGATCTTGTTTCAATCCTCACATGTTTGGCAAGGATTTCCCTGCTGCCTTCAAACACGCGCCAGACATGGAGCATGGAGCCACGACCCGGCTGTCCTCGTGACTTATTGAACCGGATCGTGTACTTGTTCACTCAGGGGCTTTCGGCCACTGAATGTTGTCGGGGAAGCCTGCCTGAAGACGAATCTCGCGCAAGGCACGGCGGTACTCAATCCACAGCGCCTTGTTGCCTGCCGTCATCGGCACATCGGGAAGCATCGCCCAGTCGGACTCGGCCAACATCTTCTTGGCGCGATCCCATGCAAGTTCTGCCGCAGAAGAAGTAGCGGGCCCGGGAGGCGCGTCACCCACTTCAACCCATCCCTGATCGTTGTAGGACTCACCCAACCACGACAGATCGCCGATCTGGTCGATGAACCCATGAAGGCCGAAGATCGGCCCCCAGTTTTCAGGCAGAGGTTGCGGTTCGTTTAGTGCGCTTCCGTCCGACAGTTTTTTGAGTTGCCACAGTTTGCTCATTTTGATCACCTTGGTTAACGCTGTTTATGGGGTCTGGTATACCCCCTTTTCCACCGCCATGCTCTACTATTTTTGCTCCCGTCTGGAGCAAAACGTCTAGGTCTTTGTCAATCCCGTTAATGCCAACCTGCATAAAAGGGGCCATGTCATTTACAAATGGCGGGTGGCCCTGTAAATGCTGTTGCTCTTCCGGCGTAACTCGCCAATTGCGCCAACTTGAAAAATCACTTCTTGGTTTAACTGCAACATGGCATCCAACATTTGCCGCTAATTGATGAATTAACTCAACAACCTCAACCGGTTGCATAGGACACCACAACACAGAACCGTCATTGGCGCGCATCATCAATTCAGTCGTGCCGCCAAAACAAGTTCCGACCGTTACCGAACGAGCGCGGTTAAGCGCCGACTCAAAACTAGCAGTGTCTTGCTTGTGTTGAATTTCTTCGAGTTTTTTCTTCTGCTGCGTGTTCATTGTGGGTTCCAACTCACAACAACTTGACCGCCGGGAGAGCCGACAGAGATGGGATAACTTGCTCCAGGCGTAACCGCCCTACAGTTTGTCGTACTGGGCGTTCCTGCTGAACCAGGATTACCTGCTCCGCCAGGGTTGCCAAGATTACCTCGGCCTCCGCCTCCACCTCCGCCACCCCAACCTCCGTACCGTGCTCCGGCACCGCCACCACCGCCCGCACGAGGTGAGTTTGCTCTACGTCCGTCTTGAGTGGGGACAAAACATGGTGGGTTTATAGGGCCGCAAGAGTAACCACCGCCCGCACCCCCTCCCGGATTACCCCCGGCAGCGCCAATATAAGAAAAAGTGGGGTTATTTATGGTACTTCCGCTATTGCAAACACCAGCGCCTCCGCCACCAAAACCTGCAAGGCTGTTTGGCTGTAGCGCAGAAGTTCCGGGCCCTCCCGCGTTACCCCCGGCACCGCCGTTGCCATTGACTATGGTTACGTTTAAATTGGGATTGACGGTATAAGAACCCCCATTCCCATTGCCCCCTGCGGTGCCGACAGACCCGGCCCCGCCAGCCGAGCCGCCATTCCCGGCGGCACCGCCAGGGAACGTCAGGCAAAACCCGGTAGATGCCGCACCCGCATTGCCGGGGTTACCTGCCGAGCCCGCGTTTCCATTTAAGCCGCCCGGAGGCACCCCATCCACGTTCCCACGAGCACCTCCTGGATTAGAAGAACTACCCCCCGAGCCGTTACAGCAGCAGTATGGGCTAGTACATGTTCCCGAACCTCCATTCCCTCCGGGAGCGCCAGTGCCAGCATTTCCGGCATTTCCAGAATTGCCCGGATTACCGGAGCCCCCCTTGCCTGTTATGTTTATTTTTGATACACCGACAGGCACAGTAAAGGTCCCGGGCGAGTTAAATGTCTGTGTGCCACCTGGGACAATTGCTTTACCCCCAAACAACGCAACTTTAGGTGTTCCTGCGGGCATGATTATTCCCCCGTGTTTGAATTCATGCCGTATGCCGCACGCTTGTCTTTGGCAAATCCAGCATTAGGTCCGTTTCTGTCCACATAATGCAGCATAAACTGCACGTTCAATTGATTTTCTTGCAAAGGTCGCCGCCAATGCATGGCTTCACAACCTTTGTAAACAACAGCATCACCTGGATTTAGTAAATGCTTTTCAGGATCGTTGTTTCCGTACTGCGTATAAATTGGAGAAAACTCACCTTTGGTAGCAACATTTACTGTTACGCTGACCTCGCAAGACGGACGATCAACATGCGGCAAAAGCCTTTCTCCTGGTTGATAAATTCTAGCGTAGGAATACGTCGGTATAAGTTCCTTGCCACAAATCTTTTCGACCGCCTCTTTGCTTACCTGAAGCAGAATCTCAATTAACGGGTCAGCGTAATAAAACAACTTGGTTGTAACCATGCCATCTTCTTGGCGCTCAACCCATTCTCCCCGCTTAATTTTGTTTTCCAAGTATTGAGAAACAATAGAAATAGTTTGCTGGTCAATAAAGTTTTCGACCAAAACACATCCTTGTTCTTCAAAACGCGCGGCATCAGTCATAGTAAAACCATCCAGTAACAATATACTTAGAAAAATTACCTAAGACCGTATTCCCACGATGTGCGTGTGTATACGCCGCAGGCCAAATAATCATGGTGTTAACTTCAGGCCGAAGACGGCGACGCTGGTACAAAAACTCGGTTTCACCGCCGTCCTGTTCGCCAAGATCATTTAGATACAACATGTAAACCAGAACTCGATCTGCGTGCTCTTTATTTCCTTGTTCGCCATGCCAAACATGATACCCGCCGCCAGGATCGGTACGCTGCATTTTCATAGCCGTGCCGTGAATACTAGCATTTTTCAACACAGAAAACTCTTCTGTGTAATGGTCATAACATTTCTGAAGACCATCGAAAAACATTCGCGTAACCGAAGTATTATTAAAATCAGAAGCAGTATGAACACCAAAGTTCAAACCTAACTGCATGTCGTTTTTGCTATGCTTGAACGCGCCTTCACCACGTTGGCGGTTTATACCCGCGCCTGACTCAATCAGCCGCTCAAACTCGTTAATCAAGTGTTGGCAGTATCCCTCTGGATACACACCCCGATATATACCGATAAACTCTTTGTATTCGGCGTTCATCGGAATGCAGGCCCTGAAATCCAAGCCACAAGGGATTGACGATTACCGCTTGTCACGGGGGTTACTTGGTGGAGTACATACGAAGGGAATGCTGCCACCAGACCCCGCTGTTTGCGAACGGTTTGCGGCTGACCACCAGTCATAACCTGAAGGTTTCCCCCCTCGTACTGGCTCGGGTCTGTCAATTGGAGTACCAGACTGAGTTTCCGACTGGGGCTGAGTTTTCCGCCGTAGTCCTGATGCCATCCGTACATCCCCTGTTCTGATTGGTCGTAGTTGGTCAACTGAAGCGGCTCACCAAATCCCGTCAGATCGAACCGGTAATACTGGGCATTGAGGGAAGAAGCAATATGTGCCAACTTCTCAAACACCCAGGCTGTATCCGGCGTCTTGTTCAACCAAGAAACTTGCGACCGGCGAATCCTCGCCAAGTTCTCGCCCTGCGGATCACCGCCCACCTGCGCCCGCTCTTCCGCCTTCTGCGCCTGCGCCTGGAGCCAATTCAGTTCCTGCTCCGTGAACCCACCTTCCCACCAAACGAAGGGTTCTATGGACATGCAGTAGGGGATCAGCACATGCTGCACGGGCGCTCCTTGTGGGACACGATGAAGTGAATACACCGCGTCGGGGTGTCGGCGTTGCTGCCGGTCAGTTGATGCTGCATCCACGAGTTGGCGAACATCACGGTTCCAGGCACCATGTTGTTGAAGTGGATGATGTTGGTGGCGTTGCTTACCTCTTCGCCCTGCACGAAGTCCAGTTCGATCATGGACTTGTTCATGCGGGTATCGTGGTAGATCGGGTACGCGCCCCCCTGCGGGGTTTCGAGGAAAAACCACCCGCACATCTGGCTGTTCCTGTGAACATGCACGTTGGTGCCGCCCCCTCGACTTATCTCCTGCGCCCAGAGACCGGAGAGGTAGAAGTCGTACTTGTCTACCGCGTAGCCCTGACCACGAAGCAAATCCACGGACGCCAATAAAAGGTAATTGGCTACTTCCTGTAAGGCAGGATCGTGCGCGAGATGGGCGGACTGAGACATCGGCCACTCGGGCTTGCGAACTTGATCCAGGTATTGGATACATGTTGGCAGAACCTTTTCAGCCAAGTCAGGCCGCTCATCTCGGTAGACGATAGCCGGGAAGTAGGCAAAGCCTTCCATCAGGCATCAATGTGTGCTTCAAGCGCGGCGGCAAACGCCGTAATGTCAGCGGCGGAAACGTCACGAGCGTCCACAGGCTTGCTGCGAGCGTTTTCGATCAGGGTTTCCTTGGCAAGACGCACGGCCTCAAGGCGGGCGCGACGCTTATCCATCACAATTTCATGGGCGCGACGAGAAGCCTCCATCGCCTCTTGCAGATCAACTTGCGCTTGCTGTTCGGGGGTCAAAGCCATTTTTTGCTCCTATTAAGCCTTCATGTCCTTCATGGCGATATTGCCGTACCACGTCGTTCCTCCGTTCGGGGTGAAGAAAACCCAAACATCGACGGCGTTCGCCGTGGTTGTACGAGACAGGGACGCTGCCCCGCCGGGGAAAACAAAACTACCGCCAGACCAAGCCACAGTTCTACCGGCAGTACCGTCGTTCGTCAAGATCAGCGTGAACGAAGACGAGCCCGTGGCAATGGGGTTGGACAGCGTGAATGTGCAGTTGCCGGTCAGCGTGGCGGTGAAGACGTTGGCATTCCGCAGGTCAATGGTCGTGGCAGTCCCGGTGTTACCCAGGGCAGAAACCGTATCCGCGTAGGCCACCGGACGGACAAAACCCGCAGTAGTAA